CACGCTGAAGCTGTGCGGTCATGTAGCGGTTCATTGGCTGGGTGCCCTGGGTAGCCTTAGCGATGACAAAGTCAGAACCACTGTATGCAGTCTCGACATTTGGGTGCGAGTATGTCGCACCCAATGCCTGGTATCCGCTAACGTCAATGCCCCTAAGCATTGTCAGCTCCATTCTGTGGCTCTTCTTTTGGCTGTGTGTTAGTTGGTTCAGTGTTGCCTGTCATATAACTCGCAGGACGCTCAGAAGGCTGTACATAGGTCATTGCACGCGCAGAGTCGCTTAGTCCCTTTGTGGTTGGGTCAACGGTTACACCGACAGCACCCAAGACAGCCACAACCACAGTGCCGATAAGGTATGGGTTGCCGATGAACTTCACGAACACATCAGCCAAGCTGCCCCATGTAGTCAAATCGGAATACGCAAGTCCAAGGTATGCCAGGATTGGACTCATGACGATTCCGAACATTCCCAGCCACCATGCGGGGTTGTGAAGTCTTACTTTCCAGTTAATCATTTCTAATCTCCTTAAACAATTTTTAATTTCCAATAATTACCTAGTGTGTATGCGCCTGTTCTAGACGCTCCAGCCGTCCCGCCTGATTGCGGGTCACATCCTCAACCACAGCAAGACGGGTATCGTGAACAGAGAGGGTGTCGCGGATGTTAGTAATTGTCTCGTCAGTTCGCGCCATGTACGCAGTGAAGGCTTTCTGTGTATCGTCTAAGTCGCTCTTGAGCTGCTTCACGCCTTCTTCGATGCGCACAAGTCGCATGGCATCTTCCTGGCTTGCACGGTTCATCGCCTTGGCGCCGTTGATGAGCGTCAGCACCATGCCGAGAAACGATACAGCTGCCACGATCTGTTCAAACGTTAATGGGTTCATGACCTCACCTCCTAGTGACTTACCGTAAATGTGAGGGATCCATAACGCCATGCGTTAGAGACTTTCCCTCCTTGGTCTTGAAGGTAAATGTTGCCGTCAGGTCTTGCTGAGATAGCAGTAATAACGTCAGCGTGTCCAGGGCAAATACCTGAGTCATAGACGATTGACTCATTACCGTCTGTGGCTGAGCCGTACTTTTCATGATCTACTAGAGGTGGTCTTGAACCTTCTGGAAGAGTGAAGGGGCAACGGACAGCGTCGTAAGATATATTGTTAGCCAACCAACCTCTGACCTTGATGGTTACAGAATCACCAGTACGGTAGATGTGCCAGAAGTTGTTGTAGCTGCCTTGTGGTTGCAGGTAGATTACGTCAAAGTCAGTGTCAGACTGCTTCTTGTCGTCTCCAAGAACGTTGATAGTAGGCAGCAAAGATACTGGCTCACCAACGGTAATGCCATTGATTGGCAGTCTGTAAAGGGGCATGCAAGCTGTAGTAGAGCCGGAGAGAATGTCGCCCTTAACGTAGGTTGGGTCTACCGGATTACCCTGATTGGTTGGCGTGCCCTGGATAACTTCGCAAGTAAACTTCTCAACACCGCCAACTTGCTTAGAGTACTTCAGCACGACCAAGTCATTGCGCTTATAACCAGCGCGACCATTAGCAACATTAAGCTCAAAAGGCTCCTCATTAGTCACCATGCGAGCGTCAAAGAGCACGTCACCTGTGTCAATACGAACCCTGTTGGCAGTCTGCATGGCAGCCTTGATTTGGTTCTGTGTCTGCAAGATACCACGCACTGAACCAGCCACGCCAGCAATAAGTCTGCCAATCTGAGGGGCTGTAATGTGGTCCTTGCCTTGGAATGAAATAACGCCATCGAAAGCCATTTAACCCTCCTTTACCATGAATTGAGCGAACTCTTCATCACGTTTACGTGCGAGCTCACGATATTTTGCAGCGCAGTCTGGGCAGAGGAGATAACTCTGCTGCACACCGTCTGCTGATACTCTGCTTATGCTCTTCCATTGCGAGGTTGCAAAGTCACTTTCAAGAAGAAAGGCTTCTTTCTTGCACCTGTCGCATTGGAAGCGTGCAAAGCCACTTGTTTTTGCCATTTAAGCTGTCCTTTCCCACTTAAAGCAGCCAAGAGAAGGTAGTTGTTGCCATCTACCTCCGTAGTTTGATTGCGGGTTAACAAATGAAGTTGTTTCAATCACAGAACCAACAGGAAAAGATGGTGTAGTTGCACCGCCTTGAGTTGCTCCCTGAACGTTAATAGTCACGTCACTAGATCCGTCAAAGGTTGCTGTACCGCTGACAGAGCCAACCAGCTTGATGGTGCGTGGCTGTGAGAGCTTCTTAGCAGCGTTAGCGTCACCGCCGGGAGTAGATGCGCCAGCGTATGGGTGAGTGTGGCTCGCAGGAGCTGCACCAACTTCTTGTGCTGTATATGTTGGCTTTGCGGGGAGCTTTACGGTGTGCGTCTGAGCGTCTGTAACGTGTCCTAAAGCGTCAACATTGACCGTTGCGCCTAATTGGACTGTGTCACCCCAAGAAGCGTCTATATCGCTCTCAGAGCCGTAGGTGCCAGCGGTCACATGAGAAGGCTCGTGGACGAGAGCGACTGTGCCACCTGTGCGCTGAGCCTTGAGTGGTGTAGTTGCTGTGACTTCTGCCACTTTAGAGTCAACCTGTAGTGTTGCTCTGCCAATCTCACTGGCTGAGTCCGTTGCTACTTTGCGGGCTTCATTTACCTTGTTCTCAAGGCTCTTGAAGTCCGCTCTTGATACTTCTGCAGAGATAGTGCGTCCAGCAATAGAGATACCAGTACCGGCTGTGTATGAGCTTGATACTGCGCCAGAGCCTGTGGAAGAACCGTGCTCAGATGTACCGGATGAAGAAGTATTACTGGCTGTACCGCCAACCTTGTAGCTAATGCTTACTTGGGTATCTGTGACAATAATTACTTTGGTGCCAACGGTTGCTGTAACGTGCAAGCCAGTCACAGGATCTATGCCAGGGACAATGTCACCAATTCCGAATTCTTCATCGTCATCAAGCGTGACGTTAATTGAATCAGCAGCTTGGTACTCTTTGAGTTTCTTAGGACCGTCTTTCTCCAGCTCTTCACGACTTGCATTGGTGTAGTTGTATGTGGTTGTGCGCTCATCAATGCCAAATAGTGTCTGTGTGGTAGAGATATTGCCACGCGCGTCTGCGTAGAAATGCAACACAATACGGTTTTTAAGTTCACCAGAGCCAAGACAGATGAGATGGTTGTAAGGTCTTACAACACTCTTAATAGTCACGTCAGAATGCTCTGCGTCAGCTCCGTCAGTCCAGTCTGTAATAGGCTTTACCGAGAGCACAATCATGCGCTCAATAGAGTCATACTCAATATTGAGACGTGAGGAAGAATCAGCAAGCATCTTTCTGATGCCCGTCCAAGCGTCACAATACCTATCGAAGGTGTATTTGACGGTAATACCAGAAGTTTCTTCTGAGACTTTGAACTGGCTAGAAAGTCCAAGACGCTGAACAAGCTGCTTTAGAACTCCGTGTGCTTCTCCACGCACACTGAGATAGTCTTCACCACTCGGTGGCTCTAGAACCTTGTCTCTGATGATGCCTTGCCATGATCTACCAATGTAAGTGATTGTGTTGTTGCCTGAGTTGGACTCTAGTGCGTCAACAACACCGCCCCATTCAGTACCTTCAACATAGACGTATGCGCCATCATCGAGACGCTGCTCAGAGTCAATGTCGAGCGTGAGCTCAAAGTCATTGCCAGTGTCTCCATATTCGAGGTCAAGACGTGCTCCCTTCAGCACGCCAATATCGAGATGTGTCGCGTCTGTGTAGCTAATGTCTGGCATTATGCACTCACCTCACTAGATGTGCTCTGAGTGCTTACCGCCCTTGGTGCGCGTGTCTCACCTTGTGGCTGTTCCTTCTCGTATGGAGGTGTAGAGCGAGTCTCATAGAGTGTGAGGTCAAAGTCGAAGGTGTTATCCCATGTGATGTCATCGGTTCCGGGCTTAATTGGCTCGAAGAGGTACGAGCCAGAGCCGTGAGCTCCGCGCTCTCGGAACTTGTAGACGTTCTCACGGGTGCCGTTATCCTGGACTACAACAGCAGTCTTGCTCTGAGAATCAACCTCAAGATATGCACCAGCTGCAATAGTCGTATTGACCTTGTGCAGGTTCTCACCAATTCTGACGTATGGGTTTGTTGCAGGACCATAGACGCGCCAAAGCCAAGGAGAAGCACTCTTAGAAGGGTTAGTGAATGACTTAGCGGGCTTTCCCTGGACAAGGTCAAAGGGGAAGTCTCTTGGGAAGTCAGGCTTAACGCCAGCAACAGCACCGGCTGTCTCATGCTCAAAGTAGAGCGTAGTTGCCTTAAACCATGTAGGGTCTTCAACAAGAAGCGTCAAAACAAACTCTGCGAACTTGTCAGAGAGCCAGTAATTAGTAGGAGCACCGCCGATAATGTAACAGCGAATGCCCCAAGAGCCTACTGTGAGCGTTCCTGGCGTGCGGTTTAAGATGTCTTTCTCGCCAAGCTCAATAATCTTATTGCGCAACTCTAAGCCCTCTTCATCGCTTTCAGCAGCAATTCCAACAGGAAACTTGATTGTCTTTGGTTTGTGGTCACGTCTTCTGAATGACGTAATTCTGCTTGAGTTCTTGCCTGATGTGTATGACCACATCCAGTCTCTGAGTTCGTGTTCCATGTAATGGAGGGACTTGTCAGCCCCTCCAAACTCCATGTACTGTCTACCATCAGAGGTTGTGTATCTAATGTCTGTGCGCATTATGCGCTCACCTCTCTTACCATGCGACCAAACTCACGATTGTTCACGTCAACTCTTACAGGCTTTCCATATGCATTCTCAATGCGCTTAGTCATGACATCCATCTGTGCTGAGAGATCTGCAATGGCTTGGTTGGTATCTGCATAGATGCCATTAGCCACAAGTGACGCAGTCATATCCATTTGCTTGTTGATAGGAACATTGAGCGCATAGCCGTCTACTCCACTCTGAGCAGCTTCTGCGAGGTCTTGTGCTGCCTTATAAACGTCTCGCTTACCGCCAGCGATACCAACGACAAAGCCGTCAACTGTATAACCACCAAGACCAGCCATGACGCGTGAAGGCGAGTGAATACCAAGGAGTGCCTTTACTGCGCCAACAACGCCGTTAAAGACTCCACAGACTCTATCGACTACCCAGCTTGCTAAGCCAGTTACTCCATTTACAAAGCCTTGGATGAATGCACGTCCTGCGCTGCCAAGGTCAAAGCTTGTAATAGCGTTCTTAGCTTGATTGAGCAGGTTTCCGACTGCCCCAAGCAAGCTGCCAATAATTTGAGGAACAGCTGTGACAATGGCTGTAAAGAGCGTTACTGCTGCGCCAAGCAGCATTCCAATAAACGTTGGAAGGTTAGAGACAACGGTGCCAATGAGGTTGCCAACATTGCCAATAAGTCCTGGAAGAATGATAGGGATAGCGTTCACGATTGCCACAAAGAGGTCCACTGCAGCTTGAAGGAGTGTCCCAACAAAGCCAGGAAGCCCTGAGATAAATACATCAATAATTTGTGGCAGTGCTGCTGCCAGTGCTGGAATAATTGCCACAACACCGTCAACAAGACCCATAAAGAGACCTTGCGCTGCTTCAAAGAGAGCCGGAGCATTAGCAACAAAGCCGTCCACTAGACCTTGCAGGATCTGTGGAGCTGCTTCTGCAAGCTGCCCTGCAACTTCAGTGAGTGCTTGCAGAATAAAGGTGAACGCTTGCATTGCTCCTGCCATAAGGGAAGGCGCAGAAGCTACGAGAATGTCACAGATTGCACCAGCTGCAGCTCCAACCGCTTCCACTAGTCCTGGAGCAATCTGCTGCCATGCTGCGCCCATCTGAGAAAAGAGAACCTCAAAGGCGTGTGCCAGCGTAGGACCTGCAGAAGCAAGACCAGAAGCTACCTGTGGAAGCACCGAGCTGATTTGAGAAGCAAGTCCAGGAATAGTGCCAGCAATACCAACAATATTGCTTGCGATGTTTGCAGCTGCCTGCGTGATGTCTCCACCCATAGCAACAAAGGCTGTACCGGCTACCGCTGCAGCGATTGAGAGAACACCAAGAACTACTGTTGCGCTGCCAAAGCCAGAAGCAAGGTTTGCAACCACGCCCATGGCTGGCTGCACTGCTCCTAGAAGCTTGGGTCCTAAGCTTGTGAGTGCAGGACCAAAAACACCAGCGATAGCATTGCCAACACCACCAAGCTTAGAAGTGATAGAGCTACTAAAAGCCTTCAAAAGGCTGTCTCTAAACTCCCAAGCATAAAGAATCGCAGTCTCAAGTTTGTCCTGGACTACTGCAGCAATTCCGCCAAAGCTTGACTTAAAGCCTGTGCTTAGACTTGCAACGGTAGAGAGTGTGCCAGGGACCATTCCCTTGATAACAGATAGACCATTTGCAACAACGTTTGAAGCCTTGGAGAACGCTCCGAGCATCTTGCCGGCTGTCTCCATAGACTTGCCAATGACGAGAAGTGCAGGACCAGTGCCCGCTAGCATTCCAATAGACTTTGCAATGGTCTGAATGTCTGAAGCTGACATCTGGCTGATTGCATTAGCTGCGTTGGTTGCCATAGAAGCGAGAGCTTCCATACCACGCTCAAAGAGTGGCATCAGCGACTCAACAAGCTTCTGAATTGGGTCTGCCAGCTTGGAGAGCGCGTCTGTCATCTTCTTGTATGCATCTGTCTGATACATCTTCATGATGGTTGCAGTTGCTGCGTCAGAAAGGTTTGAGAGCACGCCAGTAAGCGTCCTGGACTGCTTAATCATTAGCCCGCCAAAGTCACCCTGCATACCAGCTCTGATTGCTGCAATGGCTACATCAGCACTGACTGCTTTCTTGGTAACCATCTCCATTGCGCCAGCAACGTCTGTATGAAGTGCCTTTGCAAGGTACTCCCATGCGGGAATGCCAACCTCAGTAAGCTGCATCATTTCCTGTGAAGCTGCAGTACCTTTACCGTGCATCTGACCAAGAGCACGGGTAATAGCGTCAATGCCTTGCTGACCAGCACCAAGTGCTGCAGTTGCGTTGCCAACGTCTGTAAGCATGGGGATGACATCATCTGCAGCAAAGCCATAAGCGAGCATCTGCTGAG